CGTTGTTGTTCTTATTAGAACGGACCGATAGGTCACAAGGTACTGAACCGATAGAGTCCCAGAAGAAGCACATGTTATAAGGAAGATCTCCTTTCTTCTGATCATCGATAAGGTCCAGGATGAAAGCAGCTACGTCTTCGATGGTATTCATCTGACCTCTATCTGTATAGATAAACAAGCCTTCGTAGTCTGTGATCTCTCCTGTCTCTTCGTCCACAACCTCTTGGAACTCAAGGCCCATCTCACGAGCATGTTCCCAAGACCATTTCATCTCGGTGATAATGAACACCGGCAAGATTCCCATCTTCTGTGCAGAAACAGCTGCCTCTAGTAGAGCAGTAGTCTTACCAGTGTCACTATGACCTCTTAACAATGTAATATGACCTTCGGGAATGCCTGGTATAGAAGTAATCTCCTGGAAAGCTTTAGATAGAGGTATCCAGCGCTGCTCCTTAAACTTAATACTGCTATTGGAGAGGCCTTTGCTCTTCTTAAACTTATCCAGGCTAAAACTCTTTTTGATCGCCGCTTCGGCGTTCTCAGATATTCCTTTTCTTTTGGCCATACTTAGAAGGGTAGATCGTCGTCTTTAAACAAATCGTCAAACTGACTTACAGTGTCTTGCTTAGGAGCTTGATTCTCCAAAGTAAACGACTGCTTCGGTGCTTGCGTTACAGCAGGTGCTGCTACAACAGGTGCAGGTGCGGCTGCATCGTCACCCTCCTCGTTACCAGAAAGCCAGCCTTCAAGCTGCTTCTTAACGAAGTTAAAGTCATACTTAGTAAAGCACTTCAAAGGATCTGGTTGGTTCTTCAACCAAGTATCTACGTGAGTGTTATTCTCACTCAAAGTAGACTGCTTAGGCTTGATACGAACTGCAGTCTGAGGGTAAGGATTACCTTGAGTAACTTCTACGACAATATCAAAGCCGTTCATTACATCAGTAAAATCACCTACATCTTCATCAGCAGCTAATTGAAGCAAGGTATTATAAACCTGCTTACCAAAGCCCCATAGACGTACTCCTTTGTCTTCTTCACCACGAACAACTACAGGTGCGAATACACGCATCTTAGGTGCAAGCTTACCAGATAGTGACCAGTTGTCACGATCGGAAGTCTTACGAAGTTCATTAACGAAATCTACAACAGGGTCTTGCTCACCGAAGTTTGAGAGAGCAATCATCGGATACTTTCCGATGCCATAGTGGAAGTACAATTCACTGAAAGGATAGTCAGGGTTGTACATTGAGGGAACTACACGAATCTGATGCTTACCTACTGAGGGTTTCCAAAAGACTGCCTCGTAGTCGATCTTCTCGCGTTCCGGTCGATTACTTGACATTGCGTCAAGCTTCTGCTTAATTGCGGATAAATCCATAATAAAACTAATTTAGATAACTGATTAAAAAATATGTTTTCGTATTATAATATACGAACTTGTTCTCTAAGATACAACTTAAAGTTCAATAATTTTATGCAAACGGGTATTAATACGCTTAAGTTCTGAACCGCGGGTAAGTAGTATGCAGTTGCGATAGTCATTCCAGTTTACACGGTAGCTAGGATCAGCATGACCTCCATTTAACTCTTTAATAAGAGTGTTAAGAGCGTTAATTGTGTAGAGCGTATTGGATTCTTTCTTGCGATGTACAAGAATAGTATTATCTAGGAAATTGGATACATTACCAAAGTCCACGTTATAGGTACATACGTACTCATCGTTACTCTTAGCGTGAAGGATAAAGATCTTATTGTACATTATATCGTACTTGCCTTTGATCGTTTCAACTAAGCTATCTATATTCTCTTCTGTGGTAAATGTACAGAATAGTTTATTACTCATATCGTCGTTCCAAGAGGTTGTGTCTGTGACGAAGTCATAACCAAATTGGGTCATTGTTTCAACTTCCATTATAAATAGAATTTATTAATCTAAAACTAAATTATTACTATGTTTAAACTTCACAGGATATTTACCTGCTGTTTCTAAAATTTTCTTTAAATCTTCTAAGGTTTCTTTACCATCTTCGAGATAGAAGTCAAATAGTATGGCATCATAAGTATATAACGTAACCTTTGTCTTCTTAGCTCTTAAATAACCTAAGACTTCTTTTAATATAAGAACGTTTCTTGAGGTCTCCAACGATTGAATCACATAATTAAATAATTTTTGCGGATTCATATCTTTTAACGTGGAGTAGAAGGGCTTTTGTGAGATAGGAGCATAGACTACACCGTTCTCTACGTACTCCTTCCATAATTTACTGATATACCCAGCTACTTTATCAAAGAATTCGATATGACGGTACTTATCCGGCACGCCTCCATACATAATCTGAAAAGTAGTCTGTTTGGATTGCTTATACTCCTCTTCGGTCAGGGTTTCTTTATCGAAATACATTCTTCCTAGCTGAGTATGTACGCTTTCGGGTGTAAACTCGTAGCCAACTACCTCTCCAATAAGTCTTATATGATATCCGTCAAAGTCGAACTCTATGAATTTCTGCCCTTGCGGGATGAAGCACTGTCTGTACTCCGGCTTTTTGGGTATTGCAGCAAAGTTGACAGAATTAAAGGCAGAAGTAGGACGAGAAGTGGGATTATAGAGATTGTAATTAGTATAAGCAATATTATTCGCCACACTAAAACGAGGATTTGCAGGGGTAAACTTTTCAATAAACTGTTCATATGTAACTCTTATACCTGATTGTTCACATAAATAGAAGACTCCCATAGCTAAGCCGTTATAGAACTTCCAAGCAGGTAAGTCTAGTATATCTTTGTTTTCTTCTATAGTCTCTAAAAGAGCTCTATAATTTCTCTCACATTTCTCAAAGAGCTTAGGTAAAGGAATGATAGAATTTAGATCTTCTTTATCTTGTAGTCTATTATAGAACCATTGAATGGTCTGAGGAGGGTCTGGGAGTTGTAAGCTCTCGTACTCTCTTAAGGAGTACATCAGGTTGATATCATTGATATTACCGTGAGAGAAATGATATAAGAACGTCTTCTTATTAAACGTATACAGTGTATCAAAGCAATTTAAGATGCTCTGTATGCGATCTTTAGTTACATTAAGTCCTTCTGAGTGATTTACTGGAATAATGTATCTTTCAGCGTGTTGGATAGGGCGTATATAAGCAGCCACAGTCCCAGTAAGTAAACTGTGATAACGGTCATTGCCCGAAATAATTTCAACGTACGCTTCATTTCGTCCTAGTGCACAAAGATACTTTAACTGTTCGTCGCTTTCAACGATATAAAACATAACTCATTAGTATAACCTTTTATAATATAAGAACTCTTTTTCATTTTACAAACTGTGCCGGATCTTTTAAGTATTGTTTAAGTTCTGGGAAGTTTACGGAAAGACGGGCAAGTGTGTAGATATTATCTCGAACAGTTGATAGACTCCACTGTAGTTCCAGTATGTCGTATCTAGGATAGTAGTATTCTGCCTTCTTACTCTTAATAGATTTATAAACTGTAGAGCTTACTTCTTGTAGTCTTTTGGTTGTTTTATCTCTAACAAAATACCTTACCAGGTTACCTTTTTCGTAATCCTTAGCTACTGGTGTAGGATAGAACGTCGGTACAGGTAGAGTACTGCGGAGATCAAATTCACTCTTATTGTTTCTCAGTAAGTCGTATTCTTCATAAAAGATAACTTCACCAGTTACTGGAGAGTTAAATCCGGTAGGATTTTCTTTTTCTGGTAGAGGTTCTAACCTAACAGATGTAGGGGATGGTTCAGCACCTGTATACGCTGCACCCTTAAAGGTAGTAAAATACGGACCTACATACGCATCTATCTCACCAGGAATAATATACTCCTGACCTGGTGTGTATTGTCCTCCTTTATATTTTGACTTAGGTAAGTACATTAGGCTACGTTATTAAATCTCTTAATAGCTGAGTTATAGATAGCAAGTTTAGCGTTATACTTCTCACTTCCTTTTACACTATATTCTGCTTTCTTAGCAGGAGACCACCATTTGTTGATGTAGGTAACAACCCAACTATCTCCGTTATCACCACTAAATCCTTTTGCTTTTACTCTGTTGGCCATAAAGTCTAAGAAAGTTTCATGACTTTCAAATATAGCAAATGCTCGGGATACGCCTCCGCTATCCACTCTACAGTACTGTCCTATGATACCTGGTGCGCCCCATTTTGCGTTATCTGTCTGTACTCCAGCATAATTATGTCCTCCGGCAGAATTAAATTTACCGTCACTCTTACTGGCTTCAGCAAATAATATAGCAAATACTGCTTTAGCTAAACTATCACCATGCTTAGTTTTTAGGTACTGTATAGCTGTACTGTACGGAAGTTTATCTGTTCCCGGTCTAGGATTTGTAAATGGTAAGTCTGGGTATGCAGTTTTACATTGTCCGGTTCCGCCTCCGGCGTTTTGTGGACGTTCATAATCCTTTAACATAGAATTTTCTGTTACGTCTGTGGCTTGCCTATCTGATAGGAATATTTGAGCTTTTACTTTAGTTTCCCACCCTGTTAATGAGATTGAATGCTCTAACCCCGTAATTAAGAAAGCTACTTCTGTGCTTTCATCAGCTTTAGTTCTGTAAGGATAGGGAAGTATATTTTCATCAATAGTAAATGCTTCCATTACTCTCATACCAGATATACCGTCTAGAGTCATTTGCAACTCAAAAGGTATAATCTTGGTCAATGCAGGTTTATTTTGAGCGCCTATGAGTAACTTATAGTAATTACGTATAATTGTTGTTAATGAAGGTATATCATCCATAGAGAACTGAAGGGTTCCGGAGTCTGGATCTGGTGCATATACTAATCCAATTACCTCTCTTATACTATCTTTAAGTTTTTCTCGAGTTACCTTCACCCTAGTATCGCTATCTGAGGAAGCTTTAATTTTATCTTTGTAGGACTGTAAACTTTTTTCTCCTTTCTCTGGGAATAGCTTATCTATAAGACCTTTATTTAGGAAAGCAAAACCAGTTGCTTCTTCTGTACCTGTGTATGCATCTGATTGAGCAGAAATAGATAACATACTGGTGATAGAAGGTGATAGCTTACTAACTAGATTTATACTCTTGACTACCGAACCTGTTCCTATGATGTTAAATTTAGGGTAAGGTGCTGTCGGTTGATCTATCCTATCTCTATCTACTACTGCAAATTCTGCTTCTTCTTCGTAGTACTGAAGTTCAAATGCGTTAATTCCTCCTAGTGCATCCTGTATACCTTGTAACAGACTATCTAGGAAAGTAAACATATCCACAGTAGCGCCTCCGCCAATTAAGTTATCTAATGTTTTAAGTACATGATCTACAGATACAAAGATATCTAAGATATACCTTGATTTTTTTATATCTTCATCTACAGTACAATCGAAATCAATATTTGGAACAATTGCTACAGTTGGGTTTGATGAAATATGATCAGGAAGGGTTCTAAATTTATGTATGTTTCTTGTTACATCAATTTTAAATAACGGAGTTCCGTCTTTACGGGTAGGTATGAATAGATTAAAAAGTTGTAATATACCTCCTAATCTTAGAAGAGCTACGTAACTTTTACTAGCTGTTGAATCTTCTGGGTTTAAGTTTGAGTACTTGTATACCAGTATGTGTTTATACGCATTATAATTCTCTGACGACTCGAATATATTTGTAAACTCAGTCTCAGTTAAAGGGTAACTATGTAGGCCGTCTACACTGGAAGCGATGATCGGCTCTAAGGCTTCACCTAAAGCTACACCAAGCATCTTTTGATGCATTGCTGTTTTAGAGGTATATAACTGTCCGTTAGTATTCATAACTTATTCCGGTATAGATTCTGGGAAGAATCCGGTTGCTTGTAGATTTGCAATTGCTGCAGCATTTTCTGCTTCTGTGGATGCGCTTGCAGCAGTTGTAATAGCATCTAGATTTGTACGTGTAGTAATATTTTCCATTCCTGCTACTGTGAT